TGCAGTAACATTATCTGTATTTGATATAAATACACCATTTGGAAATACTAATCCATCTTCAGGCATATTCATAGTATAAACTTTTCCATCAGGAGTGTCTATATCTAATATACTATCTCCATTATTATCACATAAAGTTAATCTTGCTGCACCTGTTCCATCTGGAGAAACAGATAAACCTCTTAATCTTACAGGTATGTCTACCGGTGTAGCAAAAGGTAATTGTTGAATTGAATCACCAGAACTTGCTGCTTGTGCAGTTGTTCCGTTTACACCTCTTGTTACTGTTGTTAAACCTGGATAAGAACTTGCAGTTCCTGGATTGGGTAAAAATCCAGTGGCACTAGAAGAAATTTCTAGCTGCGGCCCCCAAATTAAAATACTATCAGTTGTGTTTCCAGAAAAAATAAAAGTAGAATCATCTGATCCTACACCAATAGAAGCGTTTGCTAAAGGTACGGATGCAAGAGTAATTGTAGAAGCACATCTATACCAACCATTTCCTACATTTTCCATACTAGCAGAAGTTACATCAGATCCAGTCGATGTAATTGTTCCATTAGCTAAATTAAATATAGTTGTACCATTTGCTGGCAACCCTGCTATAACTAGACTTAATCCACTATATCCATTTTGTTTACCATAAACACTAAAAGTATAAGTATTAGTACCAAGTCCACCTGATGGATATAAATCAAGCCTGTGGGTATTATTATCTATAGTTGGAATTAAAGCTATTCCTGTGTTTGTTCCGTTAGGATCAGTGCCTGCATTAAGTCCTAAAGATATTCTAGTTAAAATTTTATTTGTAGCTAAATCATCAGTACTTTGTATTAATTGATTTGTAATTGTATCAAAACTAACAACTTCATTAGTTGATTCAATCTCCGCAACAACACTTGTTGAAAAGTTAGTGGTACTGGCAACAGGAATATAATTCTGTGTTGCGTTAATATTTTCAGATAGCGTAGTATCTACACTTAGAAGTGTAGACCTTGTTGCTTGAGAATCAACTGAAGCCATTTAATCCTCTAACTTGTTAAACCTGGTCCAGAATACTTATCTGTAAATAATGTGTAAGCAGTTACATTTGTTTTTGTTTTACAAAAAATTCCTTTTGGAAATAAAATTCCATCTTCAGGAAAATTCAATGTAAAGACATCTCCTGTTGGAACATCCGCAAATAATAATGTATCACCACTATTAGAAGTAGTTGTAAGTTCTAAAACACCTGCACCGCCACCATCTGATGCTATTGAAATAGCTCTTAATCTTATAGGCTGTGAAACAATTGCTGCCGCACCTGCTGCCGCTGAAGATCTTGTAGCTTGTATATCACCTTTTGATGCCATAATTTTCTCCTTAAAAATTTTGAGTGTGGGCCGAAGCCCACACTAATTATTTATTACGTGTCGCTAAATGGTGTAACAATAGTTCCTGATCCTAAGATCAAAGTATTGTGTACCAAGTATTGAGCTGTTTCTAAAGCAGTAACTTGAATCACAGATCCAACAATACCACCAGTAGTAGTTCCATTCATAGATAAAACATCATTTGCTGCAGCTGGAAAGAAAGCTTTTTTAGCTCCATCATCAACTGCAATCATAGCTGCACCTGTAAACTTATCAGTTCCATCAGTTATGATTTGTACATCTGTTGCTACAGTGTCTATGTAAAAATAAAAACTTGCACCAATGTTATTTGGGTTATTATAATCAGTATCTCCTGCAGTTACTCCATTAGCATTGCTGTTAATAGTTGGTAACTTGTAAATACCGTCTGCGTCTTGAGAAATTAACAATCTTCCTGCATGGTCATTAACTGTCAAATTTAATGTATTTGCAGGTAAACCAGTTGAGTTAATTGCTTTTGCTGATCCAGGTCCAAAAGTTATAAAGCCATTTTTAGAAATGACCGGTCCTGAAAAGGTTGTATTTGCCATGATTATTCTCCTAGTTAAATTCTACATAGTCTCTAGGCCGTCGACTATACTGCGTCTATGCAGAATATTTATTTATGTATAGTAATTATTTTATATATGAATTTTTTAAAAAGTGCAAGAAATCCCTAGGAATAAAGTCACTTTCTAAAATGTCTAAGTTCTAACTAACCAGCAAAAAGATGAACTTCTCCATCTTTAGGATTATTATGAACTTCTGCTTCTTGTTCTCTGATGATGGATCTAATTACTCTTTTGATTTCATCACCGATCACAGACATTTCTGGTGTTATTTGTCCTCTGTTCTCAAGAAACAACTCATTCCATTTAGACTCGAGTTTCAGTTTCTTTGCGAACAATACCATGTTGTCCTGAGCCATTTTTAACCTCCTCATAGGTTATATAAAAATCATTTCCAGTGCTTGTAAACTGTAAATCATTTTTTTCCCATTTTATATCAGATTTTCCTAAAAAGTCAATAATGGGTTTATTTAGCTCATCCGCATTATTTATCTCTTTATCACTTTCTATTTCAAATTCAGTTTGTAAATGTTTGGTAAAGATTTTTACTAAATATTTATATTGAGTCATTTTTTCTTTCTATATTTTAAATGAGGCGGGATTGTGTCCCGCCTCAAATAATTAATTATTAAGCACCTGGTGATGCAAAAATACCTCTAAAGTCAGATACACCAAATGAGTATCTTTCTCTAGCTTTGTATCTTACGTTACCAGTATCGAAGTCACCTTCCATAGCAGTTTTGATAGCTGCTCTTTCAAAGTACTTCATACCGTTAGGTACATCAGTGATAATGAAAAATGCATCTGGATCAGTTAAGAAATTGTTCACTCTGTAACCTTGAGGAACCATTCCCATAGAAACGATTGCGTTAATGTCATTATCAGCAGTACCAACTCTACCTTGAGATTTCATCAATCTCTCAGCAGTGAACTGAAGTTCAGAAGGTACAATCATTTTAACACCTCTTGCTGCGATTTTTAGACCTCTTTCGTCTGTCATCGCATTGATGTCAATCAATGATTGCTCTAATGAAGTTTCGTTCAAGTCGGCAGCAACCGCTAATGTGTTTGATACAGTACCACCAATTGTTGGGTGAGTAGCTGAAAACAACGGTGAGTTATCACCTGATGTAAATGTACCAAAACCATTAATTAATGGTTGTACTGATTTAACTTGTTTTGTGTTCGCCATAGATCTAGCTAACGCTTTAGTATATCTACTTCCAAGTCTGTCGTATAGGTTATCTTCAACCGCTTCTTCAGTGATTGAAAATGCTAAAGCTACAGTCTCGTGAGTGTACCTAGCAGTGAAAGTTTCTTGTGCGTTGTCAAAAACAACTCCACTTCCTTCTGCTTTAGTCTGTGCTTGAGCAAAACCTGATAACATAACTTCTTCTTCGAACGCTCTGTCCGATGATTCAGTAGCATATATTTCAGCATGCTGATTTTCATAACGTTTGTATTCCAGACCGAATAATGCATTCAAACCTGGCTCTAGTTCTTTAACTAGTTGTCCTCTTGATATCGCCATAATTTATCTCCTATTCGATTAGATACCGTTAACAGAATTTAGAGTATGCTCATTGATATTAACAACAACGTTAACATTGGCAGAGCCAGTGTCGTTATTGCTAGGATCTTTTGATATACCTAAAATTCTTAATTGTGCTGCTGAACCAGTTGCCATAGTTCCTGATATTTCAGCTTTTGACACAAAGTTTGCAGAATCCCCAGCAGTATATGCAATATCTGCTACTAGGAATATATTTGCACCAGTAACTGATCCAGCAGATTGTATTTCAAATCTTTCATAAGGATCGTCTGATATAAATCCAACTACATCACTAGCAGTGTTACCAGCTAAGTAGTGGTTTGCAAACGTGGGTTTACTTGTATTTACGTCAGTGAAAAAAACACCGTTAAGTGAACCCATCAATAAATCACCTGCTGCTGCTACAGTTATTCCACCATCAGCCACTGCCTTAACAGGGTCCTGAAAGAATATTGTAGAAGTAGTAGTGTTTATATCGTATTCACTTAAACCTTGAGCGTCTCTATTCTGACCAACTTTTCCAATTGCTCTCAATCCGAAAGCACTGTCTTTATTTGCCATAGTTATTTTCTCCTTGTGTACCTGTCCCTAAGGACCTCCAGTACGGTTTAAGTTAATTTGGGGTTCAGGAATTCCTAATTAGGATTTCTTTGAGCCACCAAAAGTTACACGAGTTTGTCTATCAATATTGATAGGCATACTTGGATGCTGTTCCTTCATTAAATCGTTATCAACTGCTTCAACGTTATCTGCTGCTTGCTTAGTGTAGTAGTCAGTACGTTGCTTTGCGATTTCTTCCGGTACCCTTGCCAGCACAAGGCCGCCAACTCCGATCACTCCCTTATATTTGCCATCTTCTACTTGTGGATAATCAGAATCTGGATATTCATCAGATCTAACTAATTCATATCCTGATCTTATTCTTCCAGCGACATTCTTAGTGTCATGAAATCCTAAGGTTTCTGCTCTAATCCACCTATGTTGAAATCCTGTAGGCGCAGGGGGTGCATCTAAACTTGATGGTGGAGACCAAACTTTTTTTTGAGCTGTTTTTTCTCTAGTTTGACTCGCACGCGAGGTTCTTTTTTCATTATTATTTTCCATATGCTTATACCTCCTTCGTGATATTTAATTGTTTCGCATATTCTTCTAGCGGCACTCCTAATTTTTTAGCTATTGCTAC